CGGGGATTCCGTTCGGTATAGTACCTATGATTTTTTCAGTAGTTTCTGCTGCGTTTTTCCCCGTAGAAGTAAAAAAACTCCCAACAGATTTTATTGCCTTGCACCCAGACAAGATAGCTGTAACAAAAATAGCCAAACAAACTAAAAATATCTTAAAATACTTTTTAAAGTTATGATCAAATTTTGGAAAAAAACAACTCATACCATATCCCTTATTGTTCATGCTAATATTGCTACTATGTTCAACCCCACGCTTATTCCTAAAGCGGAAGCTAAAGCTAAAATTATATAATATTCTTTACTAAAAACAGCCGATCTTTCTTTCGACCCTTTTTTAAATACCATTTTATCAATGTCCTTCTTTTTGTTTTTATAAATCCACCACTTACCCTTACTGTCCTGAAAGGCCCATTCTCTTTCTACACCTTTCCACCATCTTCCGTTTTCATTTAGTATCTTCATGCCTCACTCCGATTCCTTGCCAATTTTCCGGGGTCTATTGGTTTCGGGGGATCAGTTTTAGGCGGCCATTCATTAATGCTTTTTAAGTATTCAACTAACTTTTGAATTACGGCGCTCTGATTATTTAATATGATTACCGCTTCTTGCAGCTTTTGCGCTTGTTTCATATTCTCTTCTCTTAGTGACCGATTAGCCTCGGACATAAAATCAGAATACTCAATTAACGCACCTAACTGCTCCTCCTTCATCTGTAGTTCTTGATGAAGCCTTAATTGCTTAGCTGAACTTTTAATGTCTTGAACGACAAGAATAACACACATAAATAAAACCGTAAAAATAATAGCAAAAATAGTATTCTGCCTCGATTTCATCCATCCAATAACCTTCATACATATTATTACACGCCCTATTTAATTAATACTTTTTTCAAAAAAGATATTTCACTACACTTTTTTAGCCTCTCTGAGAACAAATAAAATAAAAAAAATATTCACCCCACAAGATAGAGCTTCGGTTTTAGTGTAATAGTTATTGTCCGATGGACAGATTAATAACATTATGAAAAATCTACTATCAAAACTTAAAGGGATGTGGAAAGACTTAGACATAAAAGAGAGACTTTTAGATATCAAAACATGGATCATGGGTCATCTAGAGTGTTTTACGTTCTGGAAGGGGCTTGTGTTGGTTTCGGCAGCAGCCGTTCTTCAACTTGGAGTCCTTTGCCCAATGACAGTTTTAAAATTAGGGCTATTATCTTGGGGAGCAATTCTCCTATTAAAGCACCATTCTGATCATTATCATTAAGAAATGCAGAAAAAAATTCAAGCGGGGGTAATTTAATGCCCCCGCTTTTTTAATTTATTGTGTAATTAATGATATGGATTACCAGATACTTGTTAACATAGCGGTAGGAGTTGTGACGCTTATGGGTGGTTGGGTTTTCAAGATGCTCTTAGGTCACATCAACGAAATAAAAAACGAACACAACACCTTAATGGTCAGACATCATGAAGATGTAGAGAAAATAACCAGCAAGTATACAGAATTAGCTTTATCCCTCCCAGAAAAGTATGTAAGTAAAGAAGATTTTAAGATGTTCTCAGAGAGAATGAACGACAGGTTTGATCGCCTTGAGGAAAAAATCGATAATTTAAAAGGATAATCCTTGTTTTCGTAAAAAAAAATCGTATAGTTTCTATGTGAGGTTTACTAAAAAGGCATATGAAATCATTATACGTCTTTTTCTAAAAGACCCCAACAACTGTAACAGAGGTAAAGAGTACCGATTAGCTAAGTTCATGTTAAACATGATACCTGACCTAGCTTTTTGGAAGACGGTTAAAGCTGAACCAGTATCCTCCCTTACGTTTTTTCTCACAAAGGAAAATAAATCTTCCCTTTCTGAGGAATATAAAAAATATATTAAATTATGCAACTTTGACCCTTCTACCCTTAAGAACAAGGAATATGATTTACATGAAGAAAAAATAGGCGAAGATAACAACGTAGAAAGAACAAAGAAAATTAGCAAAATGGATTTTATCAAAAATGGCACGAAAAAAGAAAACTGAATCAGGAGATGGCGTCTCCCCTGTAGACCAAATCCAAGCTTACCTTGAACAAAACAAGGGAGATCATTATAATTTCGAAGAAGAGCGTAACTACGTTGTATCCAGCGGTAGCTTGCTCATGGATATAGAGATGGGTGGCGGCATTGGCCCCGGAGTTATCAGAGCTTCAGGAATAACAGAAGGCGGAAAAACTTCCTGCGCCCTAGCTTTTGCTAGGAACTTCCAAAAAATGGATAACTCAATGGTTATTTATTTTAAATCAGAAGGAAGACTCACTCAAGATATGCTTGAAAGAGCGGGGATAGATGAAGATCCTAAAAAATGGAAGATAATTAAATCAAATGTATACGAAACGGTAATTAACTTAATGAGGGACTTAGTTAAAAACAACAGCAAAAATTTCAAATACATGTTCATTATAGACTCTATGGATTCGTTAGTTCCAAAGAATGATTTAGAAAAAGGTCCAGAAGAAGCTAACAAAGTCGCAGGAGGAGCACTGCTGAGTTCAGATTTTTTAAGGAAGATGGCTTTAGGGCTTTCTACTAGGGGGCATATTTGTTATATGATTTCTCAGGTCAGAAGCAAAGTCTCCATTAATCCATACGAAAAAACTGATGCAAGAGTAACAAACGCCTCTGGAGGAAATGCTTTATTGCATTACAGCGATTGGATTTTAGAGTTCCAAGAAAGACACTTAAAGGATATTATATCTTCAGAATCAAACGGTAAGGGCGATTTATTCGGCCATTGGTGTAAAGTAATATTCAAGAAAACACCTAACGAAAAAACAGGAACTTTGGTTAGATATCCAGTTAGATACGGCAGAAAAGACGGAAAAAGTATTTGGGTTGAATATGAAGTTGTAGACATGATGTTACAATGGGATATGGCCGTAAGAAAAGGGGCTTGGATAACTATTTCAGACGAACTTATAGAAGAGGTAAAAGCTGAAACAGGTAAAGATATGGACAAACAGCACCAAGGTTTAGACAATCTTAAAAAATACATAGAAGAGAATAAAGAAATTGGAAAATTTTTATTTTTTAAATTTAGAGATGTCCTTAAAAAATCCTAAACTATGTGTATAACTTTATGGGAGCGTACTGGATTCGATTTAGGGTCTTACGCCAAATTGCAAGCAGAGGATGATAGTCGGCCTCTTAAATCATCTATCTAGGTATTCAACTGCCAATAATAACGTTGATATGGCTCCTTCACTAGCTGAAGCTGATGCGATTCTCGCTCAGTACGGCTGGACTGAAGAAGTCGCTGTAGCTGCGTAAGCTACCCGTCCTACTCTGGATGCTCGTTAAGGAGCTAGGGCGTCGATAGCGAGCAAAACACTGGTTAAGTCTGGCTGAGTCTCCAGTAGTTTAAAAAAAGATAGGCCAAACTTTACGTGAAGTTGTCGGTAACAGACACGTATCGCACATAAACCGAATAAGCTTGTAGCATATTTGAGCCAATGGCTTTAAAGACGCGGGTTCGACTCCCGCCGCTTCCACCATTTTTACATGAGACTTTACAACATACACGGCAGACTTCAGAACAGGAGCGTATCTAAATACGTAATTAATTGGGATGAAAAATCAAGATCGAAACTCCAAAAACGGGTAAAAGACTTTCTAAAAACATACTGGAAAGGCCATATAGTGTACGAAGAGTTTCCGGTTTATGGGACAAGAATGAAAGTAGATATCCTCAACGCCACAATAAAAGTAGCAGTAGAGGTTAATGGTCCGCAGCACAATAAATTTAATAAATTTTTCCACAATAATTCAAGAGCTAAATATTTAAACTCAATTAAAAGAGATTGGGAAAAGTCTCAGTGGTTAGAAAAAAACGGCTTCACTCTAATAGAGTTGGAAGAAAGTGATTTAGATGACCTTTCGAGAAGCTACATAAAAAAAACTTTCGGTGTGAACATATAAGGTTGATCGATGAAAAAATATATATATAATCATTCTGAACACACGGTTCATTGCGGAAAAGAAAGAGACAAAAAAAATGGATTCAATATACTCGATACAAATAGAAAGACACGTTTTAGGCGGATTAATAAAGCACCCTAAACTTTTTCCAGACTTAGAAAAATACATATCAGAAAAGGACTTTATAAACGAAGTCCATCAAACAATTTTCTGCGTACTCAGAAGCTCGCTTTTAAAAAACGAAAACGTAGACACTGTAGTTTTAGCGGAAAAAATTAAAAACATCGGCATTTCATTTAAAGATGATATCAATATATATGATTACCTAGAATCTATAGCCTTCATCTCCATAAACGCTAAAGGACTTTTTGAGTCAGCACAAGAACTAGCCAAGCTCTCAGTAAGGAGAAACATTTACCACAAGTGTGATGAAATTAAAAAATTTCTAAAAGAAAACGGGGAAAAAGAAATAGAAGACATAGTTGGAGAAGTAGACACGCTCTATGGCGACCAACTTAAAGAGTTTGAGGTAATCGAAAATGAGCCTGAACTACTTTTAGATGATCTACAAGGCATGATAGAAGAGCGCGGCGAAAACCCTGTAGATGAATTTGGCTTCTTAACTCCTTATCCAGAATTCAACAAGCTCTACGGAGGATTGAGACCCAAAAACCTATACGCAGTAGTAGCTAGACCGGGACAAGGTAAGTCAACTTTTATAACAGACTTATGTAGAAGAGTTTCGAAACAAAGCAATGTTCCTGCGTTGATTCTTGACACAGAAATGGAGACTCAAGACGTAAAGTTCAGAATAGCTTCAGCTATTAGCGGGGTCTCCTTGTGGCATTTAGAAACAGGAAACTGGAGAAGGAACCCTGATTTAGTAGAAAAGGTTCGGTCAGCGTTTAAGGAAATCAAGGACAACAAGGTTTACCATTACCCAGTTGGCAATAAAAACATCGATCAATTATGCTCCTTCGTAAGGAGATGGGCCTTGTCCACTGTAGGAAGAGGCAAGCCATTCGTGCTAGGATATGACTACATAAAACTTACGGGAGAAAAAGTGGGAAATAACTGGGCAGAATACCAAGCCATAGGCGAAAAAGTAGATAAACTTAAAAAGCTTTCTGAAGAACTAAACTGTCCAATAGTAACTGCTATGCAAATGAACAGAAGCGGAGAAAATTTCAACAGACGCGCTGGATCAGTTGTCGATGACAGTTCTGCTATTGCTCAGTCAGATAGATTACAGTGGTTTGCTTCGTTCGTTGGAATATTTAGAAGAAAAACCGTGGATGAAATTGCTAGTGACGGAGAAAACTTTGGTACTCATAAACTTATCCCTATTAAAACCCGCTTCCAAGGCAGAGAAGCGGCTGGTCACCATGATTTAGTAAGGC